TCATCCAAAAGGCCCGTGGGTATGGACGAGGTGATGTCGGACGAGCCATTCGTGTCGAATGCCTCCATTCTTTACTTGGGCGGGAGTTTCTTTACCGTGACCGCTGACGCGCCCGCCTTGCGAGCGAGGCCCGGGAGGGGCGTCCCCATGTGCTTGGGGTTGTAGTTGCGCTGGTGGAACTGCCAGAATGCAGCCGAGCCGCACCGGAAGTTCTTCCTGAGCGCCGCCTTGTACCAGAACACGCAGTTGGTCACGTCGTTGCTTTTGGACGTGTTGTCCAAGACCAGACACTCGTAGTTCTCCGTGCAGGCGTCCATCACCTGGCAAAACTGGTCAAAGGTGGGAAAGACTCCAAAAAAGGCTTTGTAAAGATTTTCACGATTCTGACGGACGTTGTCACGTAGAACAAAGACATAGTCCACGTTCGTCCGAATCATAGGCGTCATGTCCATGCAGTACTGGGTCGTCATCATGAAGAATATCTTCCAGTGGCGCCCATTCATAAAGAGCTGGCGGATCACCGTGTCGCGCATGAACGACCGATCGTACATGCAGTCGTCCATGAGTATGAAGACGGGCGTGGCCTTTCCGGCCGCCACGTTCCTCTTTTGACGCTCTATGATCTTTTCGATGGCGTCACGGTTATAGTCGCCATATACGAAAAGGTCGGGTATGAACTGCTTGTAGTGGCCATTGCCCTCCTCCGTGCCTGACATGGCGATGCCTGACGGGATCCCGCGCTTGTGCCACAGAACGTCCGTCACGAGCGTCGACTTGCCCGTGCCACGCTTGCCGATGAATACACAAACCTTGTCGTCGGCCATTTTGCTCGGATCAAACTTTTTCAGTTGGATATTCATTCCTGAGAGTATCTGTGAAATTCAGGGGGGTGAAGGAGCGCACGAGACCACTCGGCCCGTAGGGACGAGTGTGATCCTAGGACGTGTAATTAACCTCTAAGAAAAAGCGCCTGCGGCGCTCTATTTTTTCCTTCGAACTTAGTAGGAATGTCCGCAGGGGCTGTACAGCTCGCGGCCATCGGACAACAAGACGCGTACCTCACGGGCGTCCCGGCCGTCTCATACTTCACGGCCGTCTACAGACGCCACACCCCCTTCAGTCTGCAAGCGTTCAACATCCCTTTTCAGGGCCAGCAGATTCAATGGGGTGCTCAATCCGTCTGTCGCATCCCATACAAAGGAGACCTCGTTCGAGGGGCGACCCTGGCCGTCACCCTTCCCGCCCTCGCCCCGACCTCGACCGATTTCTCGTGGCCCATCTCCATCAACCTCCAGAGACCCATCCCATTTCTTTTCGTGAATGGTAACCTAGCCACCGCCCTCCAGGTGAATATCGGCGTGCTCGACACGTACTCTATCTCCACGGCCCTCGGCCCGACCGGCTGGCTCAGCACGTCGCCCCTCGACCCCTTTGTCAGCTACAGCACCACCACGTCTAAATTCGTTTTCAATTGTTCGAGCGTCACCTTGAATGTCGCGGACGCCACGACCATAGGCGTCTTTTGGGGCCTGGATCCACACAATTTCACGAGTCAACCCACGTCCAACACGCTCCAGTGGGACGTGAGCCCTGGATCACCCCATGGCTCGTCGGCCGATTTCACGTGGGCTCAGTCGGGCTGGATCCCCACATCGGTCGCCACGTCCCAAAATCTCACGGATTCCCTCGTCACGAACGTCGCGAGCGCCGTGACCCTCACGTCCGTCACCCCCACATCGCCCGGCTACTTTGCTCAATTTGTGAACCTGAGCCTTTGGCCTATCCCACTAGGCAACACCCCCATCATTTCTTTCACACCCGGGGGGTGCTTCAAGTTTGGCGCGGTCGGCACGTACATCATCGCCGTCACCCTTAACGTCTCCGAGCCCGTCTCGCGCATAGGCATAGGGCACTGGGGTCAGGACGGTCACCCGGCTGGCACGTGGGTCGCGGGAACACCCGGCCCCGGTCAATGGGCCTGGAACGACTACGTCTACTCGTGGCTCGTCATGGCCATGCCTTTGACCCCTCTCGCCATCCTGCCCGTCACCGTCACCAACATCAATCAGTACTACTACATGGACGTCGAGACGCCGGGGGCCACCCCCCTGACCATAGGTGACGGTACGCTCGGCACGGAGATCCAGGTGACCGACGTCAACCAATACTGGTCACTGGCTTCGAATCAGACGCTCGTCAACAAGACTGTGAACCTGGGCCTCAACTGGTCCCAGTCTGGTTTCTTCCCTCAACTCGCCCCCTTGCCAGCCAGTAACGCCTTTACGTTCCTCACGACAGGCATCTACAATATACGCGGGACCATCTCGACGACCGGCTCCAACGTCTTTTCCGTGACGCTCAGCAACGCCACGGTCGCCAACGTCATCACGTGGAACACCACCCAGTCGCGCAGCCCCACCATCAACTTCACCTTGCCCGTCCACATCACGAGTCAGACCGATCAGTACCGCATAAGCGTGGAGACCGACACACCCGCGACCCTCGCACCCGGCGCCACGTGGTTCGTCGTCGAGCAGATTGGCGTGCCGACCGGGACCACCACCCAGCCAAACAGTTTTAAAAAGAACGGTCTGCTTTTCTTGGGGAATGTTTTGTCGACCGTGGGGCAGTCCACCACCCCCTTGGCTACTCAATTGAATTTTTCACAAACTTTTTCTTCAAGAGGCACCTCGCGTCACGTGTCGGTCACACCCGGTGGGAACATCCAGTTCTCAAATGTTGGTGCGTACAAGTTTCAGGCATATTTTGAGACGGCCAACGCATACGTCACCAACCTGGCCATCTTCCAATCCACGAGCGACGCGCGCCCAGCCACACCCGTGTACCAAGTCTCGAGCCCTCTGAGCATCGGCACGATAGGCCCGTATACCATCGACGTGATCGCCCAGTGTAACGACACGTCCAACGTCTTTTTCATGGACGTGACCACCGTCAGCCCCGGTGGAGCCTCCAACGTCACAGCCAACGCGTTCGTCACGGTGGTGGGTGTCACCGCCCCGACCCCAAACACCTTCGAATACGTGGACTCGGTCGGCACGTACATGATCGAGAGCGCCGAGCTCCGTATCGGTGGCCAACTCATACAGACCCTGACAGGCGAGGCGATCGAGATCTATAACGATCTCACGGTCCCACAAGAGAACCAGCCGGGGCTCAAGCTTCTGACTGGCAAGCTCGACACGACGCAGTCCACACAGGACCGAACCTACTACGTCAATTTACCCTTTTTCTTTTACGGAAATTCTGAACTCTCCGTGCCCGTGTGCTCGCTGGCCCGTCAGGACATGGAAATTTACTTTAAATTTCGGGACTTCAAGTCACTTATCTTGACTTCGAGTCAGGTGACCCAACAGACCATCGACGCGTCCGTGATCGTCGAGTACGCCTACTTGTCCAACCCCGAGGTTAACTGGATGAACAGCCACGTGCTCGATTATATAATCCGACAGACACAATACAAGAGTTATAACCTCGGGGAGAGCACGGTCGTCGACCTCGAGTTTCAAGGCCCGGTCCGTGAGATTGCGTTCGTCATACAGGACTCGGCCGCCCCGCCATACTCGTACGTACGGGACCAAGGTATAGGTCTCAGTATGACCTTCAACGGTGAAGATTTCTTGGACCAGGGTACTTCTGACTTTCACTTTATGAACTTGATCGCGCCCCTCGAGCGTCACACGCGCCAACCGGACCGGGTCTTGTACCTCGTGCCCTTTGCCCGTAGGCCCCAGGACCCCCACCCGTCGGGTTCAATCAACATGAGCCGCATCAATCAAAAGAAATTTCAAGTTTTTCTCCCGGGAACCACGTCACTGGCCACTAAACAACTTAGGGTTCTGGCCTCTTCATATAATATACTTCGGGTGTCGGACGGGCTGGCCGGGCTGATGTATGAGTAAGGGGCCAAAGGGACCCGTGGGTCCCTTTGTACAGGGAGGTCCATAAAATGAATAAATTTCACGTTGTGGAACTCTATTGGATTTATGGGATCCAGACAGAACTTCCGGACGTAAAAGAGGGGGCCCTGCGGGCCCCTTCCAGTCTTTTTTTAGACCCAAAAGGTAGGGAATGGCCGGCCGCCAAGTTCTTGCTCAGCTCGGCCGCAACGACGTCGTCCTTTCGGGCCAGCCGGACATTACATATTTCAAAGAGGAATACAGGGCCCAGGGTCTCTTTGCGACTCGTGTCATCGATGTTCAGTTTGAGAGCCCGCCCGCCTTTGGCTCTGACGTGACCGTCGATCTGCCCCTGAACGGCGACCTCATCACGGCCATGTACGCGCGCTTTGACATTGCCGCACCCCCCGGCACCTCCTTCTACGACTCTGCCGGTGCCCTCATGATCGAACGTGTGGAGCTCTACACGGGCTCGCAACTCATAGAGCGTCTCTGGGGTGAATACATCACTCTCATCAATGAAGTTGAGGTGCCCGCGGGCCAACAGGGCGGCCTCACGAATCTCATAGGCGGGACCCTTCTGACCGGCACGAACGCACCCCTTAGCCGGTACACCGTCCCCCTGCGCTTCTCATGCCTGGAGCACGGCCTCCCGTGCGTCCCCGGCCTCAAGTGCCGCGTCATCCTGCGCATCCCGTCGTTCTTCAGCCCCTCAGGCGACGTGCACATCCCCCTCACTTTCAAGCTCCTCACCGAGTACGTGTTCCTGGGTCAGGCTGAGCGCGAGTTCATAAGCAAGCGCGGCCCCACCATCTACCTCGCCGAGAATGTGGAACGGGCCCGCTTCATCGCACCGGCCGGCACCTCCAA